GGGATGTGAAAATTCACCTTCGACTCTTTTGAAACAACAGTGTACGCAAATGTCACAATGGTGCTTGGTGCACTATCAATGACTGTTGCCGCCGTCGCCGACGCGCCAAATCTCCATGAGTCCACTCCGGGAATAACCGAAAAGTTAACATCATTTCCAGTTAGCGTGCCAACACCGCGGATCCACGTAACACCTGCTGGTGGCTGAGGACCGGCCCACGTAGCAGTGCCAGTCGTATTAGCCCTCAGCACACACAGAAATGTTCCACCCAAGAAACTCTGTGCTGTGCTATTACTGTAACTGAGTGTCATATTTGCTGTTGACACACCAGTGACTGAGTCAGAAATTGCATAGTCCGGCGACCCACCTGTACTCGTTGCCGAGAAGGCTGAAATCACTCCCGTTGCCGAGATGTTCCATTTAAATCGCTGGGTATACAAACTGACATTTTGCGTGATTTCCAATATGGGCCGTGATAGCCTCACATGATATGAAATCCACAATTCACCAATAGTGTCAGTTGTTGTCTGCATACCAGTCGTTGCAATTGAGAAATTTCCCAACACACTCAAGCGCGGATCACCCGGCGCTTGAGATGATGTGAGTATCCCAGGTACGACATAGCCTTGCGACACCACATTTCGACGGGGATCACATTCAATTGGATGAATGAACGTCGAATATGGCACTCCAGATACTGCAAACTCTGCCGCTTCCATAGCACGTTTGCTAGTGTAATTTTTATCTGTGACATCATAATCAGTGGCTGTTATGACTGCACCCATACCTGCTTGCGTTGTGCCCACAGCTGTGGCGCACAATGATCTATATTCCAGTAGCACCCCAAGAAACTCATACTCTTCATAGAGCTGAGCAATCTGAGAGAACCAAGGGAACAAGATTGGATTACCAGGATTTAGAGGGTAAGTTGTAATTGCAAAATCAATGCTCGACTTCACATCAGCAACATATTCTCGATGAGACATAATGATGTCAGACCCGCCTTTTAATGAATTGAAAGTTGGAGCAGGATTCGTTGGCATACCAGAATCCATGCTCATCATTCCAGGACAGTGTTGTGCTATGAGTGAATTTTTTCTCACCTTATAAGCACCACTACCAGACCACGCTGATAGTAAAGGAGCAAGCCCTTTATATACACTGATTGCCTCAGGTATAAAGCTTGCCACTTTTTTCACACCACCCCAGACATCACTCGCGAGATCTGCAAAGTAACCACCACCACCACCAACAGGAGTCATAACACGAGGTCTCCTCGATCGCCTGCCAACAGCAGCAGCTGCTTTCGCAACATCCTTCACGAGTGCTTTCTTCATTTTCTTTTTCACTTTTTT